TAGAACTAGCAGAATCTCTTGGCCATGAAGTCGATGATGCTTCCGCAGAAGTTCTAGCAAGACTTGAGAACAAAAGCGTAGCACTAAAATACATTCGCAGACTTCCTAAGAAGAAGACTACTCCTAAAAAGACTAAGAAGGCTACAAAGAAGGAGAGTGAAGAATAATGGCAGTCGGTGACGGCGGCATTAAGATTGTCGATAAGACAAAGATTACTGTTGCAGAACTAAAGACCACACTGGCTGGTCTTGCATCAGAACTACAAACATTCCTTCGTGGTAGCACATTTGCTAACAACGATATTATCTATCAAATCATATACGAGAGAAATAAGAACAGTAACGACGTTACTGTGTATGTGGTGTTTGAAGACCAGTAATAGGTGATTAAGAATGTCGAGAAGATATACAGAACCAGTAAGTGAAGAGAAGCCAAAGAAGAAGGCTAAGAAAAGTGGAAAAGTGAAGAAAGATGCCGGTGCTAAAAAAGGAAATTGAACTAGAAGACGGACGCAAAATTTGGGTGCGACAAGCATCCGGTATGCAGAAATTAAAAATCGAAACTATACAGGCGAAAGTATTTCGTCAGTTTAGGCATTTCGGTACTAACCCCGCAGAATGGACAGAAGACCAAAACATAGAGTTTTCTGACGCTCTTGACGAGGCTGGTGGTGGAATGGAAGACCAAATTCAGGCTTGGGTTCCGGGTTGTATATTAGAGGAAAATTTTGACATAGATACTCTTACTACAACAGAACTTATGACATTACTTTCTTTCGTGCGTGGTGATGACCCGGAGGGTGCTATCCCTTTGGTCAATTCCTCGGAGTAGCGACCCCATTGTGTATGGCGTTTAAGGGTGTTTTACCCTCCGACCTATGGGAACGATATGACTCCGAGGGAGGGCAAAAAAAACTTGAAATAGACTTGATAGTAGCGGCAGAAATAAATAATCAGATAAGCGAGGCTACTAAAGATAGTAAAAGGGACGGTAAAAGTATGGTCGCTAGGCGTAATAAACGACGAGAAGAACGCCAACTCTTAAACAACAACAAAGACCTGTTTAGCGCATTGAGAGATGCGAATGTCCCGATTGTGGGCAGTAATGAAAGTGGGGATAAGGAATGATTGAACTTTTAGGTATCATCCCATCTTGGTTTATAGCAGTCGTATTCGCGGCCACGTTAGTTGTAAATCGTGCTGGTGCATCTAAGATTTTCTTCGATGTAGTAGGTACTTTCCAAGCCAACAGATTAGTTATGGAAGGCGGGGCCGCCTTCGCCACATTCCAATCACTTGCTATGGATGCCTTCTCTGGTATAGAAGAAGTAGCGATGATGGTAAATGAACAGATACAAGAGATAGTGGATAGCACAGTACCCCTTTCCCGTGAAATCGCTGCTGCTAGAATTGAATTTGATAAATTTATTACTGATGCTGAACAGGCTAGATTAGGTGAAGAAATTAAAGATATTGGTGTGCAGTTTGGTTTCACTGGCGACCAAGCACTCCGAGCCGGTGCTAAGATGGCGCAGTTGTCTGGTATGCTCGGAGAAGAAGCCGTACCTGCCGCTACTGAAATGAGTCTAGCGTTTGGTATGATTGGTGAAATGGAAGCAGAACAAGCCATGCAGAGGTTAATCAACTTACATCAGCAGACTGGTTTTATGATGCGTGGGACTACACAAGCACAATTTGATGCTATGGATGCAGATGCACAACGCAATCAAATTCGTGTCGCATCTATCGCTACACTCAACGAACTAAACGCAGTAGAAGACCATTCAGCAGCCAACATGGAAAGAATCACTTTCGTCATGAATCAGTTCGCTGCACAAGCCCATCTGACCGGAGAATCAATAGCACATATGGCCGCTATGTCTGCGGTATTGATTGAGGCTGGTGAAGAACAGGGTAAGGCTGGTCGTGCGCTTCGTATGATTTACGCTCGTCTTGGTGCTGATACTAACGGTGCTGCTTCTGAATTAGAAGCATTGGGCGTAGCAGTAAAGAAAGCAGACGGAACTATGCGTCCTCTTAATGAAATCTTAATTGATTTGGATAGACAAACTTCACACCTCAGAGAAGGAGAAAGACAAAGAATAGCGCAGACTGTTGCAGGTAACAATCATTATGTACGTATGCTCAAGTTGATGGAAGGCACAGAGAGAATGCAAAGTCTTGTTGGCGAAGCGATGGGGAATACTGCGCCTATTGTGGATATATTGAATGATAGATTTGATGATATGTCTGTACAATTGACACAAGCCGAAACTGACTTACATAATGTACGTGCGGAGATTGGAGATGCTTTTATGCCAGCGATGGTAGATGCTACTAATGCTCAAGTCGCTTTTAATGAGGCATACTTACAGTTTGTTAATATGGATTTCCTGAAAATTGGAGACATACTACAAGGGATAGTAGGGTTTCAACAGATTGCACAAGGTACTATCGCTCCTCTAATGACCATGAACATGAACGCAAAGCAGTTATCTGTGGGTCTTATGACTTCTGTTGTTGTTATGCGTTCATTGAGTGGTGCTACTACTGCTGGTTTTAACAAAGAGGAGCAATTAAATAATTTGAGAAGAGAAGGAAATCTTTTACTAAAACAACAAGAATTCCAAAAAAGCAAAGGTAATAATTTGTCTACAATGGCTGCAAGGCTAGTACAGGAAAGGGTACAAAAAGAGAAGGAGGAGGCCGCGTTACAAAGGTTCAAGGGTGTAGCGGGGGCGAAACAATTCCAAATCGATACAAAGAGGGTAAACAAAGCCAAAGAAGAAATCGCGCTTCTTAAAATGAACAACAGATTAAAACAAGAAAATATCTTAAAACAAAAAATAGATACTAAAAGCGGTAGAGCAAAAGTAATAAAATTAAAAGAAGAAATAATGGTAAACAAAGAAAAAATGTTAATTCTTGATGAAATCACAGCCGAAATAAGAGAGCAATTGGCAATACATGACGCAGCCAAAAGAAAAATGCTTGAACAGTTTATTGTAATGCAGAACATACATAAAAATCAAAAAGCGCAAAACTCAGAAATTCAAAAATTTAACTTCCAACATTTAATGAAATTGTCTAGTGCTTTTATGCAAGCACAGATAGGTGCTATGTTGGCTACAACGGCAATAGGCCCACTATCTAGCGCATTAGGTTTTGGAGAAGACTCTGCTCGTAAGGCTAGAGTTCAAATGATTATGATGACTATTACTATGGGTCTAATGATTGGTGAGATGGGTATATTCACAAGTGCTACTATGAATGATACAGTAGCAAAAGAAACAAACGCTGTGGCTGGTAGGTCGATGCAAGCGGCCAATATGGGAGTTGCGACCAGTTCAACGATAGCAGCGGTAGCAATTAGAAGTCTACTCATTTCTACTATCGTAGGAGCGGCGTTAGTTTTCTTGGCCGTAGTATTAGAAAGAGCGGCAAACGCTATGGGTGCGTTTGGTGAAGAAACAGAAGAGTCTCACACAGAAATAGACAGGTTTAATAATATGATGGAAACATCTGCTAGGCAAGCGAATAGACTTATGGCCGCACAGCAAAAAGAAATAGAATCAATTGTGGTTTTGGGAGAGGCTTACAGTGATGCCTCCGATGAAATACACAGGTTCGGCAATTCTAGGGAGGAGTTGTTCTTTGGATTCAAAGCCGGTAATGTTACTGGTGATTTGGTAAAGCAAATAAAACAACAGGGTGTTGAGAACTTTATAGCGAACACAGAAATAATTATGACCAATAACTTTAACGGTATGACGACACAACAAGCGGCAGATGAAATTGTTTCGCAGATAGAGGATAGAGCCACGCTTTCGATAGGAGCGAGTGTAAGTTATGGTTAGAGCGACGACACTAGAGTATCAGTTTCTTTTGGCTGGTTACTACGATGACTTCAACGGCGCAAGAGTCATACCAAATGACGACAATAGACCAAGCCTAAGCGATACTTACGACCACAGCAAAACACATTATGGAAACCCCATAAACGGCGAGGCAACTACAAACACTAGATACCGTTGGTCTTATGCTGATAGAGAGCAACTAGGCTCTAATTTAGTTGCTTCGGCATCCGATAAATTCTTAAAAAATACCGGACCTGCCGAATGGCTAACTTTTGATGTTATGAGACAAAAAGCAAATAAATGGGAGGGTCGTTCTCAATTACAATACCCCGATTCAAATACTAACGCTAACGAATATGAGTTTGGACAGGCTGGTACAGAAGGATTTGTTTCTTTCTGTAACGGCCACGATACTCTCAATTCCTATACTGTGCCTACTGGAGATAACGATGTGACACAAGGTAGAGCGACGCGCTCACCATTTACTATTGTCAACTATGACGCCGGTTCAACAAGCGCATTACCTACTTCTGGTAGTGCCGCTGCCGCTTATGGTAGTATAGGGGGTAACTTTATACAAACTGCTCACTTGACAAGTGTTTGGATGGGAGAAAGAAACTTTGATTTTTCACACTTTTCTACTGGAGGTGCGACTGAGAATCCAGAGTTGCTCTATATGCCTCATCGTTCTCCCGCTGGCAAACCGTTTTTGTGTATAGAGGCTAGACATTCGACAGACACAGGATATATTTCTTCTTCTGTTCCACGTCCAGCGATAGCATACGATGGTCTTCTTAATAGTAGACAAGATGGTGATACCTTTGCACTTAGATTCGCAATACAATCTTTACAAGGAACATCTAGTGCTGCTAAAGGTAATGAACCAAAAATGAAAATTCATATCGGTTTCCCCACTAGCAAATCAGTTGATGGTCAAAAAGGATTTACTACAAATGCTAATACAGCCGCGATTGAATGGGATATTGATTTGGCTGCTTCCACAGCGGCAAACAATGGGTTGGGAGGAGTATATGACTACACTAATACTATGCCTACATGGGATGCTGCTAATTATGACGCATCTTCTTTGTGGATTGACCTTGAATTCGTAATCGATTATACAAATAATACATTTACGGTTTACAAGGATGGAACTGCAATCAAAAATACCAGTGGTTCAAGTGGCCCTTTCAGTATGAATAACGATTCAGATACATCTGCTGCCTTTTTACCTTCTGCCATGAAAGGGTGGCAAATAGAAACTATACCACAAAGTTCTGATACTAATAGTATTTTCGTTTTAATGTTAGACCGAGCAGCGTTGTACCAATCTTTGAGTGAGAGGGCAGATGGAACACAATTACCCCCAATCCGTTCAATGAAGTTAAACAGTGGAGTCAATTCTATTTCAAAAATGCAATTGACAATTAGTGACGACCCCGGAGTAAACACATCTACTGGCGCAGTTGGGCTTAGGGACCAAGATTATACACATTTTCTAAACGACATATTCACAGGTACAGTAAACGATTGGTCTTTACTTCTATTTCATGGCGGTCTCGATAGACCTTTGTGGTGGGGATTTGTCGATAACATGACAATAAAACAGGGACCAAAGAGTAGAACTATTATGTTAAACGCCAACGACCCTCTAGGCATACTTGACAGACAAGTTCCTTTGTGGGAGTTGGGCCAAGGTGCTAGAAACACTAGCGAAAGCGGTGTTACTTACTGGACGCAAGAATCACAAACATTCAATACTGCTTTTTACTTAGGCGCATCTACCTTAAAAACACTGAGGCCGACCATAGGTTTACACAAAGACGATTCTTATGCTGTTAGAACTGACCAAAGAACACAAGTGTTATCTGGAATACCTATACAGATGTACAACAATGAAGATACTTTAGGACCGAATAACATCGAAGACCACTATGAAGGTGTGGGTATTTTAGGTTTTGGTTTTGAATCTACGAGCGGAGATACGAGAGTTTATCTCGATGGAAACCCCGGCTACACTACATCTTCAACTGTCAATATTGAGAAGACAACAAACCATAATGCCACCGGAGTACAGCCATCAGCAGTCGGAACATACACTCATAACGGTGTTACAAAACAATTTCTCGATTTTGATGCTGGTGATGTTGCGTATGTTTTTGATTCTACACCTAGATACATTTACGCTGGAAAAT